TTTGACTGCAAAGATACAAAAAAAAATAAAAGGGACAACTTTAGAAAAAATATTTTTAAAAACAACGAACCGCTATTCTCTCTTAGCTCCAATCATTTAAGAGCCTACCAACAAAGGGCTTCAAGCACAAAACCTCTCTTAATTCTCTCTTACGCTCTCTTATGAGACTACTAAAAAAAGCCCCCATTGCTGAGGGCTTTTTCAAACTGTAATAATGGTGTTGAAATATTAATCACAGTTCTATACTTAAGAGCTCTTCACCTAACTTATGCAAACCTTCTTGTAGTTTTTTGCGCTGGGCTTCGCGGGGTTTCTTTAGTCCTACGGAATACTGGTGAATCAGCTTTTGATTGATCCCCGTTAGTCGCTCGAAAGCAGGGTTACTTAGGATCCCTTTATAATATTGTAAGAGGCTTTCTGTATCATATTTATAGATAAGCTCATAGGATACATTGGGGATATTCCCCAATTCTTTCTGTAAGGCAAGGCTTTCCTCTATTGCTGCCTTTACCTCTTGTACAGTTTCTCCTCCAGCGCTGACCCCTTCCAAGCCCTCAGCATAAGCCCAATAAAAATCCTTGCTTCGCTCAATAATAATTCTAATCTGTTTCATAATCTTCTATTTTTTAGAGAGAGGGGTTATTCCAACCCCATCTCTTTTTTGATTTTTGACTCTATTCCTTTTCCCACTTCTTTGCTTCCGTGGTAAGGAACTGGATAGGTTCTATCTCCCTTTTTATAAATGTAATGGCTTCCCGAGACTCGTTCTAACTCCCAGCCATTTTGGGCGATTAACCTGTGTAATTCACTCGATTTCATACACTATTCTGATTAATATTTCAACACTGCAAAGGTATACATTTATATACTAATATCCAAACTTTTCTACAAGTTTTTTACTCTTAAATATGTTAAAGTTTCCCTCCCCTCTGACCACTAACAACTGACCACTAACCACTAACAAGTTAGGAACGTATCCTCCCAGTCGGCTGCATTGACCTCTAAGGGTGCTTTCGTCTTAAAATGCACCTCCACATCTACCCCGTACAAGTGTGCTTGTGGCTCCTCGATAGGAAAAATACGCGTCAAGTCCTTCTCAAAGGCACCATATAGGAAATGATCCCGCTGGTGACTGTCCCACCTGATACGCGCCAAGAGCTGCAAGGCGATACGCTCCGCTTGGTCTATCTTCTCCTGCTGCCCCTCAAAATCATCGTGTGGCGCATCGGCAAAGACGATACTAAAGACGAGCTTACGACGCCCCAAGGTGTTCAGCTCGCCCCCGTCCAAGCCCAATTCATAATCATAGATCGCCAAGAACGGAGAGGCGATCCCTGCAAAGCTACTTTGCTTTTCTATAATCTCACGGGAGAAATACCCCACGTGCTCCTGTATCATCACATGCTTATCGGCCAAGTGATGAAAATAATCTTTCAACTGCTTATACATACGTTTTTTTTTAAATTTTCCTCTTTTTGCCCCAAAACCCCGATTTTTTTTTCCTACATTTCCTACAAAACCTACAAAAAACATAAGTTACTGAAAATCAAGATAAATATTTTTTCAAAGGGGCTTTTTCGTGTTAATTTCCCTTAAATTCTTGTAGGAAAACCGCATTTCATTTTCCTACACTTTCCTACAACTTCCACATTTTCCTACAAATCCTACGCCTTTTCCTACGCTTTTTTAGCTTTAAATAACTGATTTATAAGTAAATAAACCCTTGTAGGAAATGTAGGAAAAAAAAACAGCACTTTTTAGCGCAAAAGTGTATTTTTCAAAAAAAAAATGCACTTTTCCATTTTCTCTCTTCTCTGCTGGCATTAATCATTAGAAATAGAGTCCCGACTTCTTGGCCACAGGCTCTCTAAGTACGAGCGGCTCGCCTTGGTAGCAGGGAAACAATGCAGGGTGTGCCTTTATATATTGTAATAGCAGGTCCCTATATCTTTGCGCTCGCTCCAGAAATCCCTCCTTGAGTGCCTTGAGCTGGGTGTCGCTCAGCAGCATGGACTTCTGCCAAGGCAGCTGCTCCCATTGCAGCACGATTCCCGAAGTGGTATAAGTAAGCCCCTGCATAAAGACAGCATCGGCCAAGGTGTAGTAGCCCACGATCTTTTTCAGCAGCCCCAGCGCCGTCTCGTCCCCGCGTATATCCGAGAGCACACAGGGCGACAGCTGCGGGGCTATGTACAGCTCCCATATATCCCGCATAAGGGGTAACAGCCGCAAGAAGATCTCGTACGAATCCCCTATGGAATACAGCTCCGACAGCTCCCGCGGACTGCCAAAGAGCGACCCCGCCACCTCACGGGCAAAGGGCAACTCCGCCCCAAGGGAACTCGTGGCCAAGAGTGCCACAGCACCATTGAGCGCATGATCCCCAATGCGTACCGCGTTCAGCCCATAGTCTCGCACATCCCACCAGGGCGAGCGCTCCATCTTATTATCTTGGTATGCATTGGCGCCCGTACTGGACAGGTGCATTTTGACAAACGGAATACTGTACGCAATGGCATAGTTGGCCACAGCTTTTTTCACCCCCTCGTATATCTCCGCTTTGCGAGGCATAACAAAGGAATCATCGGAGAGCTTCTCCCAGATCACCTCACCGATAAGCGGACGTACCCGCTCACTAATGGCTGTATCTATGTACGGCCTAAGGATCTGTATATCCAAATACTTGGACACATGGATATACGCCTTAATCTCTTCAATTCGTTCAAACATATCCTTTTTTTACTACAAATATAAAAGCCCTTCCCCTTGCGGGAAAGGACTTGTTTTTATATCAAAGTCTTTTTTATGAGAGTAATAGAGAAGCCAACCACCAGCCTAAAGCCGAAAATAAAATCATTATGAAAGTTTCCCATAATGCATTCCTTTTTTCTTGTTTTTTCATTTCCCATAAACTGAAAATGGTAGCCAATGTACTTAATACGCCGACCAAAGGAAGGGATAACGGAAGGTACGATAACAATATTTTCCAAATAGGTGTTTCTTTAGTTGCTCTAAGCCAAGGATATGAAAAATAAAAAAGGTAAGAGGCCAAAATAGCGGTAATAATTATTCCTCTATAGATATTTGTGTAATCTTTCTTTTCCTTGTACTTATACCTGATATTCATATCCACCACATTTCCAAAAGGAACGACAAATACATCACTAAGGATCCTTTTAAAATCTTTTTGTGTATGGCTATATCGCTGGGCTTGTTCCAAGTATAAGTATTCCAAATCTCCTGTGGTCGCATTTATTTGGTAATCTTTTAGTACTCCTTGTATCATTTTCTGCTTCCCATCTTCCTGCTGAGTTGTCAAGGTTACATCTACCCACGGGAAAAGCACTTTCTTTTTGCTCTTAGGAACTTCCCCTTGAAAAATATAATGCCATTGATTGGAATAGCGAAAAGCCTCTATTCTTATATCTATCTCAAACCATCGCACAAATTTGTATAGAATAAGACCAAGAAGTCCTGCTACAAGAATTGAAAATAGAATATAGCCTAATATAAAGAAAAGTAAGATCCTATCTTTCTCTATATCCATAGTTGCAAAAGAAAAAGTTCTAATTTTTTCTATAATATCATTTTCTACAATATCCTTTTCTAACAACTTTATTTGAAGTATAGGAAGTATATAACTAATAAGTAGTAGTGTTATCATTTGTGAAAAAATTCCCCAAAAGATACTAGTTACTATACGTTCACTCCATTCACCTTTTACAAATTGTTTAGTGAATTTTGACCAATAGTAAAACCTCCTAAATATAAGACCTGGAAATAATACTACGACTATAAGAAGAATTGAGCTTAAGGCGACTTCAGGTAACATAAGATTCTATATAAATACGGTCATACTCCCATCTGAAAATTGTAATTTTTTCTCTATGAGTTCTGCTGAGTTTTTTTCCTTTCTCTCTTGGTCTGCTTCTTTCAATGCTTTAAAAAAGATTTCACTTTTTTTAGGATCTGAAAGTATTTCTCTCCCTTCCGGACTGATTAGAGAATCTTCATCTGTAAAAAGTATATCTATCATTCTTTTAAATGGAGCCCAAAATAGCTTAGTTGTTTCTCTTATTAACTTGAAGATCTCTTTTATATTAAAGATCTCTTTCATATTAAAGATCTCTTTCATATGAGTAGTCATTTTTGATTAACGCTGCAAAGATACAACTTTTTTCAAAATGTGTAACATTTGTCGCACGATTTTATCATGTCAAAAAACAACACAAAAACATGTATAAAAAAACGAAACAAAATGACGTATATTTATACCCCCTAATTTACGATTACCTGTTGCCCATTGGGGTTCTTGTCCAAGGTTGTAAGGTTGATATTGGGAAAATTGCCGTATAGGCTCTCGTCCCAGCCGTTCCAGTCCCTTATCCGCTCGAATATCTCCAAGGTACGCAAACGCTTAATCGGCATACGAGTGGAGAGGATCGTATAGGCCTCCCGCTTGTCCGAGCCGCTTCCGCTGAGGTTCTTCCCCCCTGGGATACCCGCCCCGAGCAAACAAGGATCTACCCCCATTGGGAAGAGTATCTCCGAGTTCCCCGCGCTGGCATCGGGCAGGAAGTTGCCGTCTTTTATTTTGTCATCTATGGGCACCACTTCTATACCGCGTATCAGGTTCCCAGAGCTATCCCGAAAGAAAGGCGATAGGAAGGAGCGCCCCGCTGCCTTGTTCCCACTCATATGCTCGTCTATCGCCTTGATTGTCTTCTGTCGCTCTTGCTCTCTCTGCACATCGCTCATCTCCTGCCATTCGTTGCGGCCAAACTTATGAGAGAAAAAGTCATCGGCCACATAGATAACAAATTTCAAGTTCAATTGGTTTTCAAACATGTACTTTTTGAAGGTAGGCACCGAGAGCACCACATCCACCCAACCATTGGCAAAGGAGCTATGCCACTTCACCTTAGGGTAATTCTTCTCCGTGGTAAGGGTACGCATCACAGGCACGATGAATTTGTCTACCTTCTTCTCCTTGCAGTATTCCTTAAGGCTCTCCACTGAATGCATATCCGAGTAAAAGGGCACTTCCTCCGTTAGCTCCTCGTCCAAGGTACCACCCCACGAGGTATTGATATACACCTTATCCACATAGCCCTTTTCCTTGGGTACGCCCAACCTGCAATGAGCTGCTTGCTGCCGCTTTATGGATACGATCTTGTCCCTATTAGGCGAAAGCAAATACTCCACAAAGGCAATCCCGTAGGTCTCAAAGTCTTCCACGATCTCGGACATGGTAATATCCCAGCGACAAGCCTTAAAGAACTGGTTCAGCTCAGGGAAAGAGTTACGTGCGCGTTCCTTAGTTATGATTCCTTCTTCTGTCTCCACGTCTTGGTATAAGCGGAACCCTAACCCATAATGAGCCGAGATCAGTACCTCCAGCCCTCCTATGGCCGCCCCTGTCTTATTGAGCTTTTCGGTCAGCTGCTGCGGGTAAAGGTTATCATCCCCCCACACGGAGTACTTATCCGTATCGGATAAGTCTTTTTTAGTCTTGGGCGCTGTAAGCCCATGCTTATTATCAAAGAGCACAGCCGCCCCACTCTTAGAGAGTATATACAAATCGTTATCTATTTTTTCCATACTGGTAACTTTTCACTGACAACTAACCACCGCTGGCGCGAGCTTGCAGCTTGTGCCCTACTAACCACTAACCACTGACAACTGATCACTGACCTCTTTTATATATCGGATAAGGTCTTGCAGGTTTTTCTCGTTGAACTTATCTCTGTGGCTGCCTTGGCTTTTTTTATTGCGGAAAGCCTGCACGCTTATTCCCATTGCTTTGGCGCAGCCTTTGGCGCCCATATCCAGCGCCTCTATGATCCGCTCTATTTCTTGGGTTATCTGATCAGTATCCATAGCAGTAGTATTACAAATGCAACAAAAAACAAAACAGCCTCAAGGCTTATGCTCACTTCTATTTCCTGTTCAAAGGGTTCTTTTGAAAAAATATTTTTCAATAATTTTAAAAAGGCATTCATATCAAAAAAATTAGTATATTTGCAGTCAAAAGCAGGGGAGAGCTTTGTGCTCCCCCCACTTTTTGAGATTAACTAAAGAGAAAAACGAGAAGTTTTTCAAGGCTGGCTCTTATTCTTAGCAGGAATGACCAGCCTTTTTTTAGTCTCTTAAATTTGAATTTGATTTTTAGTTCAAAAAACATAATTCAAATTTTTTGGTTAAACAAAGAAGTCTAAGAACTTCATCCCTGATTCTCAAGGACACTGCAAAGATACATTATATTTTCATAACCACAAAATGAATCGCCAACTTTTTTCAGTCTTTTTGTGTTAAAGTTTTTATAATACTATTTTTACGCTTCGTTATTTTTTTGTATTAATAAACTACTTCTTTCCCATTAAAAACCACTATAAACAGGATAATAATTTTCTTTATCGTCCCGTCAGCAAGTTTAATATTTCGTGTCTTGTTGTCCCAGTGGTTTGGGTTTTTCTCAAAATCTTTTTTTGCCTTGGGCTGTTGCATTAGGGTAGCATTATGGTATATCAGGAGCTTTCCACCAAAACCATTTTGCTTGTTATAGGTGCGTACTGCCAAGGAAAAGGGTATTGGCTTTTTCTCTGCATCTAATTTTCGCATTTCTGCCAAAGCGTCCTTTAAAAATATCTTTTCTACCATGTTGCAAAGGTCAAAAAACTATCAGGATAAATAAAGGACACATTCCCCAGCGGGAAAAAACAGGGTGCTTTATCATTATTTTGCCTTCACTGCTTTGTTTTTCAAAATGTTAAAAGTCTAAAAATCAATTTCATTTTCATAGTGTGCAAAAAAAGCCCCCTGCCGCCTTAATTGTTTTTACAATTTGAATTTTAAAAATCGGAGTGAAATATGAATGAGTGGGCTCGCCTGATCAAGAATCGTAAAAAAAACCTCTCCCAAAGGAGAGGCTTTGTAGTCATTATTCATTGTACTGCTCACAGAAGGTACAGATCTCCTCCTTATGCTTCTGTATGATAAAGGTCAGAGAGAGCACATGTAGGAATATATCCTTGACAAAGGCTTCCTCTTCCTTGTCAAAAAAGGTAGAGTCCTCCAATAACTTAGGGAACTGTAATAGTTTTTCTTGGAAATCCTCCTCGCGATCTATCTTATCATCTATCTCGCAGAGCCAATAGGCGAGCTTTCTTCCGAGGACTTCATTTAGTGGGCTGGGTAGTTGTTTGTTTGCTCTCATAGCACAGCCCTCCTTTCTTTTTGGGTGGAAATATAGTAGGATAAGTAAGCGTGTATCACGGCAAGCTGTAGCGAGGGGTCAGAAGTAGTCCCCGCAGAAGTGGAGACATGCCACTGCCCATCACGGAGGGCAAGTAGGAAGTTACACGCGGTTTCCTTGAGCAAGCAGTGGAAACACTCCTGAGCGATGGCATCCACCACCGCAGGATCGTCCGCAGGTTCGTAATCATTGGGGTTTTTCAAGCAGCCTGTACTACTTAGAAGAGAAAGCCGATTCGTGCGGCCAGTTCCCCACGAAATAGCCAAAGCTACATGGTGTGAAGTTGGAATTTGTAACATAATATAAAAAAATAAGAGGCGTGAGTAGGTGCTGTTACAAATTCCATTGGATAGAAATTTTGCTATATATTACTATATAGCGACACCCTCACGCCGTGAGTTATAATATCATGAATAATTTTTTTCGGATATAAAAATCCCTGGAATTTGTAACACTGCAAAGGTACAACTTTTTTAAAAACCTCCAAATGTTTTTAGAAAAAAAAATTACTTTCCCGTTAAAATCCTCTTTAAACAGAACTTATAATATATGAATCGTGGCGATCGTTGTCCATCAGATAAGCATACTTCCACCATACAAGGTAGTCGAAGCAGTCCGACAGGTGGGTAGCGTGTTCCTGCGGAATGGAGGTAGAGCGCTCCGAGCTTTTGTCCTTCTCGAAGGAATCTTCTTTCTGCTTGAGTCCTGCATTCTCCATGGATACAATTAGGTTGGGGCAGTTGTCCTCATTGATACGGATGAATGGCAGTCCTTTGTTGCTCTCCTCTAAGATTTCGTTAATGAGTCGAAACTTGAGGATATGGCTTGGATTGTTCGTGTTGGGTGTCTTGTTATACACCTGCCAGCCTGCTGTGCGGAGCATATCCTCCACATCCTGCGCTAAGGTAGTCTTGCTATTGGCTTCACTCTTGAACCCTGAGCGATCGTGGTATAGATAGACCTTATTGCAGGTAGCCTTGTGTGGCTCGTAATAGTCTATGATCTTCTTTATAAGGTCTGAGAGCTTCTGTGGGTTTTTGACAAAGAAATCCTTAATGATACTTAGCGTATGGGTGAGCGCGCTCTCTTGGGCGACCACAGCACAGTTGATACGACCTCCGAAGTCCAATGATATTTCCAAGGGGATACCCTTAATCAAGTCCGTATCATACGTACAGCTTGGGGTATAGCTCTGGGTAAAATCGTCTAAAAGATTCGTAGCATACTTGTACTTGTAGTAGTGCTTATTGGCCAATAGCTGCGGATAGAATCCGTCGGCCACCTTGCGCGGGCGTATGTTCATGATCTCTGCATTGAAGAGCATATCCGATACCCGCTGCTCGTACATCTCCTGAATCCAATTAGGCTTGAGGTTTTCCATATTTACCTTGGCGTTTGCCTTGATAAAACAATGTTCTTGTGGCTTTTGCAGCGCCAGCTTCTCCCGATTAGTGAACCACTCGCCCGTCTTGGTCAGCGCCACGGAGGAGGTGAATATCGTAGCATTGAGCAGCGAAGCGCGGTCAAACTCCACTTTCTTAGCGCGGTTTGTGGTCAGTACGTTGTTGAACAGGCGATCGTGCTCCAAGAGTGCCGCCTCGTCTCCTATGACCATATAGGAGTTAAGCCCTCGCCCTGAGTTGGGATCGTCCAAGGATACCAGCACAAGGATAAAGCCATTGGAGAAATGCACCACATTGCTCCACGAGTTGGGCGCTTGGAATGGCATTGTATATCCTAAGCTCTTGCCACTTTTGCCCACTACATAATCCACATCCTCGTATAGGCCGAACATCTCCAGCCCCTCTTTGGTAGAGGGGAAAGTACGGCTTTTGATCTGTACAAAAGTAGCTCCTACCAGTACCCCCGTCGCTCGAGGCATTTGGCGAACGGCTTCCTTGACAAACCACCCCAATATAGTCGATTTGCCTGTACCTCGTCCCGCCTCGATACAAATATTCTTCACCCGTCCGTACCTATTGGCTTCCACGGCTGCCATCTGCATGGGGTTTAGGTAGATCTCTTTAACTGGTTTTATTAGCATTCTTCACTTTTCACTTTTTACTCTTCACTCTCTTCATAGTCTATCTCCTCAGCGGGGAGTTCGTTGAAGTCCACCACCCCTGTACCGATAGCCTCTCTAAGCATACGCATACCCTTGCGGCTCATCTTGATATGGTACTCATGAGCGGAGATCTTCTCAAAGTTAATCTCTTTCTCCTCCTTATCGAAGTTGAACAGCGACTTATACGAATCCAGCGCCTTACGCTCCTGCTCCAGATCGCCCTTCTTGAGAGCCTTTAGGTAGAGTTGCCAGTAGCACTCCGCTAAGATCATGCGCTCGGCCTGTACATCCACTTTGTCCAACTCCCCAAAGATCTGCATTGCCCAATTATAATCCCTATAGGCAGTGGCTTGGCTCACCTTCATCTCCCGCATGTGTATCTGTATGGCCTGATACTTGGAATACTTATTAGTCATCCTAAGGGCGTGAATATGCCTAAGTCGCGCCTTAATCTCCTGCTCGGCAGGGGTAAGCTCTATGCTCTCATCAATATGCGAAGCTGAGATACGAGGATAAGTACCCTCTTTGTCGAATTTCACTAACTCCATCTTATCATCATTTAGTTATTGGATACTGGCTCTCTGGAACTCCACTACATAGCTGTGTAGGTTCCGTGTGTTATCATAGGATAGAGGCTTCTGAGAGATAGGAATCACCTTTACCCAATCCGTATCATTAGCCTTAATAAAGCACTGAGGAGACTTGATAAGCTCCCATAGCAGCTCCACCTCCTCAGGGAATATCCACCCTGTGTTGAGCTTGAAAGTCCTTTTTTCCTTCACCAAAGCCTTGAACTCTTCGTCCTTCTCGGCGTGCTGTGAGATGGTATTCTCATAATTGATGTACAGTTCTTTCTCTCCAGAAAAAGAGAACCAATCAGGGCAAAAGTTTTGATTTTGGAAAAGCACCGTGATAGGCTCCCCATTAGGCTCAGGCTTAGGTTCCAAGGAAAGTGTGCTCTTCTTGATAATAGTATTCTTTCCGAAAAAGCGGTTGGCATTTTTTCGATAGAAACAAAGATTAGCCACCCCGTAATCGTCCACCAATCCAGAAGAATCAACGCTATTAGAAGCAATTTTCCCAAGGTCGTTCCTCTTAAAAGCCTTAGTAAGAGCACTTACCGAGATTAGCGAATCGGTATAGGTAGAGCGTAACCCTACATTAGTCAGGTAAGGGTAGGAGAGAGGTGTCCTACCAGGGAGGTATCGCAGGGAAGATAACTTGTGAGTCTTGAACTCCTCCCCCTTGAAGTTGGTTTCCACGATCGTAACATTTACCTCAGTAGCTTTCATCACCTCCACAGGGAGTGCCGTGTTTTCGTTATTGATATATAGCCTTTTCAGATCAGGCAAGTTTTCGAAGAAATCCTGAATTTCTTCCCCAAGGTCGATCTTGGCCATGTTGTTAAAGAACACATACTCATACTCCTGAGTGGTGGTCACCCTTCGGCCATATCCTGAGAAATTCATCACCAGCTTAGCGCGGGCAAATTCCGAATTTTCATTCGTCTGTGCTATTGTAAGAATATCCTTATCCAAACAGAAGTATATATCCTTCTGTTCGAAATCCAGATTAGTCTTGATGGTGAGGTCTACCGTAACAATTTGCGTGGAGTCCCTGTTGCTCTTGACCGTAATATATTCCTCCTGAAGCCCGAGAGGGAAAGTCTCAGCACTCTTGGAGCGGAACTTAACCAAAACAAAGGGTTCTCCATTGTGCTTTACCTCCACGATCTCCAACCCAGCCGAAGGGGTGATCGTATAGGTAAGCCTATTGGCATTGTTGATACGAAAAGAGCCCTCATACCTTTCCCTTTTCTCGCGATATAAAGTCGCTTCATAGTGTTTTTTGTCGAATGAAAAAGAAGTAAGGTCATTAATAACATTCAGCCTTATGGAGAATACCCGCTGAAAAAGCCAGTTATCCTCCTTGACAATGACCTGATCATGGCTAAAGTCGAAGCCCTGAACTACCCCTGTACGCTTGTAGTTCTCCGATAGAGAGAACTTAGCCCATGCCCACAGATCATCGTTATCTACTTCTACCTTGAAGAGGCCATCATTTTCAAAAGTGTATGGCCTTTGCCAATGAAAGGCACCCTCGCTATCATGCACTACCCCTCCGAACTTTTGGTGTAGAACCAAAAAACTATTGATATTACGTATAAAGTGTGCTACTTGTAATAGTTCTCCAGTCTCCGCCATCGGTTCGACAAAGAGCTCCCGAGTGGCATTGTTCAGGGTCATATTGACCACTGGTGGTGTATAGGTATCCTTAGAACCTCCCCCGCTGCTGCTTCCTCCTCCGATACCTTCTCTCTTTAGGGTGATGGGTACCTCCCTTTTCTCCAACTCTATGTTGTTTCCATTATTAACAGCATAAGCTGTAAAGGTAAGGGTGAGCTTTGTCTCTCCCTGAGGGAGTTGGGAGAAGTTCTTATACCGCAGCAAATATTTTAATCCACGCCCACGGATCCGCTTTGCCCCTGCATAAAGAATACGATCGAAGTAAGAGGGTTTTATATTTCTTAGGTCCTGATTTCCGGCATATATCTCCACGAAATCATTGGGGGTAATAGAGATGCTAAAGATATATTTATCTTTTTCCCACTCTTCCGCATATCTTTTCCATTCTTGGTATATTTCATCTTCACTTAGGGGCTCATAGACAGGTACATCTTTAAATTCCCAATGATCTAAAACTCCATTTCCTTTTACCCATTTTTTTTGTGTCTTATTGGTTTTCTTGCTGGGTTGGTATTTTTCCTCTGCTTTTCTTTTCTTGAGGTATTCTTCCCAAGGAACAAATAGCTCTGTTTTGCCTGAGTATCCCTTGAACTCAGGCAGGAGGAAGAGTTCAGGAAATATAACAGACATTCTGTCATTATTAGGGATAGGCTCTCCTGATTTCCAAGTCTTGTAGATGGGGTTCTCAGAGAAGTCCCACTCCATGATCTCTTCTTCTTTTTCGAAATTAGCAACTGTGGGTTTTTCCTCATTAAAGGGGTACCATATATGATAACTTCTTGCGATATATTTACGTGCCATATTATTGTTTTTCTAATTGTTGTTTGATAAAGATAAGGAGTTCTTCTCCGCGCTGCTTAGGGAGTTCCTCAGCCAAGTAGGCGACAGCCTCGCTGGCTTCTATTGCATCATCAATAAAAGGTTTTTCCTTCATTCCTTTAGAATATAAGTGAGCCCTAAAAAAGTAGGTAGTTTGCTTGGGCTTCTCACGGGTGCGGGTGCCTCCAGCCCTTACGCGGGAGGCTTCTATCCCGTAATGTTGGATAAATCCATGCCGTGGCATCTTGATAGCAATTCCCTTGAGGTACGCCTGCTTAGTGCCATCAGCCCGCTTGGAATAGCGCATGCGCGCTACTGCGGTAGCAGCCTGTAGGGACGCTTTCCCTCCTGAGAGATGACCACCAAAGCGGGTAGAGACTTCCCCTTGTAAACTGCTCTTGAGCAAGGCAGCAGCTTTTTTCCCTATTTCTTTTTCTCGTTCCATTATACATTGATTAGAGTGATTTCTACTTGGTAGCATTCGCGGCTAAGGGTGTTCTTGGTGATGGACTTTATAAAAAATCGTTGGTCATACACATACAGCGTATCCCTTAGAGCAAACTCCCGTATCTGATTCTTATTGGCTATAAAGCTCCATGAGAGCTCATAGGAGGATAAGCGCATTTTGTACCATTCCTCCCAGTACTTGGTCACCTTTGGGGGTAGGAGTTCCTCTCTGGTCTCGCCCTCATTCTTGTTGCCATACCGCAAGCCATCATACCAGATAAGTCCTAATACATTACCCCCATTCTTTCGTGGAATACAGGAATGCTCTCCCCTGTAAAGAACTTTCGGAAGGCAGTAGCCCTCAATATTTACCTGAGAGCTCCCCTGTTGTTCCCCTTGTGAGAGTTGCATGCCATTTTCGTCGATCAGTACCGCAGGATAGTTGTGCTTAGCCTCGTCCATATCCGGAAACTTAATGAGGTAAGATTCCTTGGTAGTGAGTGTCTTCTTAGGATCCTTGATGGCAAAGGGACGAAAGTCCTTCATCTGTAGGCGATTCTCCGTGTGGATACGATTCATAAATATCTTGTCCCCCTGAATCTCCAGATCGTAATTCTTCCAGTTCTTAATAGTCTTGACCAAGTCTCCGAAGGTAATATCAGGGACAGCCCGCTTGAGGTCTACTTCATTGTTGTTAATCACCTGTTCAATCACATTCCCCTGAGCGTCATGCTGTGCAATGATATTCAGGTATAGCTCAATGGGGCTATTCCAAGCCCCCTCGAACTCACAACGGAGCTGATGGGCGCCCCCTGTCTCGATGGCAATTACCTGAGTAAAGCTCAAGGTACTTTGGCGCTCACTGATAGCTCCCTCACGGATCACCACACCATCCAGCCTTACCCGATAGATAAATGGCTCTCCATGGGTTAGTATATGAGCATTGTTACAGACCAAGCGCCACTTTCCGACCTTGTCCAAGGTAGTCTCGGATTGGTACTTCCCAAATACTACTCCGCTCACTTCCCGCTGCTGGGTAAGGCTATCCCTTTGCGGGGTCATATTGACCTCTTGCTGCTCTGAAGTCTTGTAATATTCCTTTCCCGAGTATATCACCTGCTGGAGGAAGTCCTCATCGGTGAGAATATCTCCGGCAAGTGTATATCCCGCATCGGCAAAACCTTTCTTGAGGACATAGAGTAGGTAAGGCATAGGGTGAATGATATTGCGGACTACCCTATTGCCAGAATCCTCACTATTATTGATAAAAGCCCCATTACGAGTGTGGTTCAAGAATCCTTCGAATGCTTCCCAGCCGCTCTGGCTGTTATCCTTGTTATAAACTACACGAGGAAAATTATAATCTACCTCTGGGTATCTCTTCCTACAGACTACATTGGCATGCTCATAGATATTGTCTACAGCTACCTTGGCCAGCGGTAAGTCACATAGCTTCTTTTCAAAGTTCGGCAGCTGCTCGAAGCCTGATTCTATTTGCGCTTGCACCAGCTCTCCTTCTATGGATAGAATTTCCAAAGTTCCCTTTCTGGCTCTTCCATCCATTACATGGTAGCCCTCATGCTTCTTCTTTAGCCGCAGGGCATTGATAGCCGTATAATTACCCATCTTGACCCTCAGATCTGCATTCATATAGAACTCAAATGGGAGGGAGAATTGAGTAAAGAAAGTATCCTTGAACCGCGGATTTTCTTCCTGATAGGAGATAGATATTCGGCTCAAGTCCAGTTCGAATGTATCTGTTACAAAGAGATCTCTCATGTGCGCTTACTTCTGAGAATAGATTCGTTCAATATTTCTAAAAAATCGTACAAACGCGTCGCGCTGCACTCATGCCAATTGCCCAATGGTTGGGTGCTGTCCATCGCCATGGCCGCTATTACCTTGGAGAAGGGGGTATAATCCCCCTGCCGCCTGAATATAGGAGTATCCTCCCTATAAGAGGATTTAGGAAATACAGCAGGATAGCGCTCTATGATGTACTCCCTGGTACATCGATAGGCAAAAACAATCGCAGCCCGCGTGCCAGGGGAAATGCTATCAGTTACCTCCGCAATCTTAGGGAGTAGCAAGGGGTCAAACTCACTTGCGCCCCAGCAGTAGAGACTTGCCACCAGCTGGCGTGCATACAATTCCTCACGCTTCTTGCTGTATTGGTAAAAAAGCATGTCCGCTACGGAAAATTGTCGAATGGTACAATTACTCAATCGAGGCAGGGGAGTGGTGAGTCCATCCCAGATCTCAGGAAAGGAGAACAAGTCCCTATCGGTGAGCAGGAACTTTCCCAAGGGGAGGAGCTGCTCGATAGAGATTTCTGAGAGCAGCCGATGTAATCGCTTTTTGTTTTTCCTTGAAGGATTCCCCATCAGCAGGATCAGCACCATCTCCCGATATAGCTCCTGAAAGTCACGCCGATCATCCTCCATACGTAGGCAGACTTCCTCTCGTTGCCAAGGGCTGAGCTCTGAGTAACTCCCTGCACAGTGAAACTCTATCCTATCCATCTTCTTACTATTCTATAGCCCAACCATAAGACCACCACCAACAATAAGCCCTCTACCCACCAAGCAAGTCCCCATCTTTGGCGAAGTGTTTCTCGCTCCATAGTATGAGAAGTAAGTACCTCCTTTCTCTTTTGAGAGAAATGTCCTTCACTTCTTCGCTGTTCCCTACGGACTACCTGCCTTGCTTGCTGCGCTTGCTCCTGCTTTACCCTTAGGGTAGCTTTTCCCCCCTTGACCTTGAGCACCTCGATATGAGAGACCTCCCCATCGAGCCTCTTTACTATGCGTCTTTCTCGCTGCACCTCTATACTGTCCTTATCATTTTCAAGAGAGAGCTCGTAAGATTGCGAATGTTGGAGGTCAAAAGTAGCGACTTCCTGATGACTTTCTACCTGAGAGAGGCTGTCTTTTTCTTCCCTTCTTTCGATTTGCTGATCTTCTCTGTGATCGGTTCGGCTTGATTTCTTGCTCCTGCACCCTAATAGCACCATAAGAGCTAATAGTAAATACAATTTCTTTCTCATTGGTAATTTTCATTGGTCATTCTTCTCAATTGTTCTAATCACTCCCTTGAGCCTTTCGGCATACGTAGGCTCGGTGGCATAGCCTGCCTTTGCAATTTCCTCGGCAAATTTGTACGGGTCACTCCTTACCAGTAGTGCCTTGGCATATCGCTTGTTGTTCATGAATAGGTTGGCATGATCGGTGAAGCTCTCCTCTGGGCTGTCGTACTTACGGAACCAGTCCTTAACAATGTACTTAAACCTGCCATCAGGGCGCTTTTCTATGCTAATAATAACAGGGAACTTAGCCTTATCAGAGGCGAGGATCTCCGTGGTTTGAACCAGCTGACGCTTTTCAGGAGGCGTGGAGATAGATGCTTTCACCCCAAACATCATATTACCAAGGGCTCTCTTTCCCCAACCTGTCTCCAAGGCTGATTGAGCCAATATAAAGAGGTGAGAAATCCCCGTCTTACGCTCTGTTTCGAGAGCAAAGGGCTTGTATTTTTTTACGAATTCTTTTGGTGTCATAGGTTTTTTAATTTAGTTCTAAAACAATTTCTTTTCCTAACAATCCTGGTATTGTGACAATCTCGCTATTATCTTCATACACAATACCCTCATTATTCCAAGAGGGTATAGAGAATTCTATTAACTTTGTTCTATTTGCAATGGAAGCCTTAGTATTCGAAGTTTTTACCTTTCTGTTATTTATGAAAGCACTTCCCCATTTATAAAAGAAGCCATTAAGATAATTAACATTGAAATCTACTTGAAAATTAATAACTTTTAAAGTCCTCATTTCATTAATATTTTCTCTAACGAAGACGTCCCATACAAGATCATTTTCCTCTATGAAAACTTTTGGTTTTCTTATCTGTACACTTATATTGTCATTACCCAATGTTGTGTAAACAATTTTACCAATATATCCAACCCTAAAGGGAAAGAAGGACTTTATATCGCGCCACTCTTGAGTGTTAAAAAGATTCTTTGCCCTAATTCTACAAAAATGTATTTTTACACCCTCCCCTCCCCAATCAAAGTATTGTATTGCGTTCATTTGTTTGTGTATTTAATTATTGGATAAGGCACGAAGCTCGCAAGAGCTTGTCGCTACCCTTGAGGTTTTTGATTACTTTTATCATACATTACGAATATCTATATAACACTTGTTGTTCCATATACTTACCACGGCTGTACTACCATCACCCCCGTTGAAGGCATTATCTCCCGTGTAGATGATTTGCTTACCTGTACAAACTAAATTTACATTTCCTCCTGAAAATGTTTTTCTGAAAGATACAGAACTTAAGCTTTCAATATTTATTAAATCTATTCTACAATTATCTATAACAAAAACAGTATTATTACTCCAATAAAAAGAAGCTTCTCTATCACTTCCTACAACAATACCTTTAGAAATATCTACATTAGGTACTATTTCCAAATTAGCATCCCAATCTCTACTATAAGGCAGTCCATCTTTAAAATTACCATTAATTTCTCTCGGGTTTTCCCAAGTTATCTGAGAACCATTCATTGACCAAGAATAGAACTGATATACACCCCCTCCACGAAGATATACAAAAGAAGTAGAACTTTGTGTGTGCTGACCCACAAACATAGCAGGATGTGCATTAGACCAATCATAAGAATAGTGATTTATTTTTTCTGCTAAATTTGCAGTACCCCAACCACCACCTGTCTGTTCAAACTCAAGTTGTATAGTAAATCCATTACCATGTGTAGACCAATTAGGTTTTGATTTTCCATCTAAAGCATTATGAATTCGAAATTTACATCTATCTGATGCAGTAATACTTGCATAAACAATAAAGTATTTATCTTCTGGAAAACCTTTTAAGTCTATCTCCTGATGCTGACCATATCCTAAAAACTTTGATTCTCCATTACCAAGTAAAATTTGCTTATTTGTGCCATTGGGTAACTCATATCCGGAAGCTTTTACTCTTGTATAACCACCTCTATTTTTAGAACCTACATTTAAATTATTTTCTTGAGACCATAAATTAGTTTTACTTCCATCTTCTTTATCAAGAAAAACCTCTTTTATTAGCATTGGATTTTCTGATTTTGTAACCAAACCATAAGAAGTGTTTTCCTCTTTTTTAAATATGTTACCTGTAAGTTTAAACCAATCTTTAGCTTGCCCTTCTATAAATTGTTTTATGTACAAAGTACTATCATCTTCATCTAAGTTTTTTGCAATGATAAATCCCCAGCCCTTAGAACTATGGGTAAGTCCTAACATCTCATAGTAAGAACTGCCTGGGGCATTAGCTATACCACTACCTGATCCAAAATGTATAGCCCCATCCTTATCAAGGAATTTGTGAGCATCTGTAATAGTCTTATAGGTAGCTATCTCCGGCTTTCCATCTATATCATCCCAGTTGTGTCTGTGAGAGGCAGGGGCAAAATTCAAATCGGGCTTATCTGCTAAGTCATTGTAGGAAAAAGCATTCTCGAAAATAACATTATTTCCGGCCATGAGCTTAATCTTTCCATTCTGCACCACAATTCCATCAGGGATATTGCTGACAAAGTGGCTCACGGGGATACTGGTGAGGAGGTTATTGCGCTTGTCTCTCAGCTCCAAGGTCTTCTCAGGCTTGTTGTATACCAACTTGGTACCTTCATCGTCAAGAAACATTAGGGAGATACGCCTTACTACATTACTTCCCTTCTTGAACCGTAACTCTGTGGTATTCTCGTCCAGCTCTATATCGTAATCTTCGAGGGTGTCCAGCTTCTGCTTGTAGGCATTGGTAAAGTCATTCGTGGATAGCCCTTTCCCTGCTTCCTTATCTACCTTGCCGTCAATGAGTGATTTCAGATCCGCTGCTGTGCCTACATAGTTGCCGCTTTGGAGCGCTCCTAAGAGTAGTTCTCGCTCGCGCTGGGTCATGATCACCGGTCTGTTGGTATTGAAGGTTAAGCGCTGTAGTGCCTGCTGGGCTGCATCGGCATTGTCATATACAACTCCATTGATCTCTACTTCACTGACCAAGGCGTCCAAGATAGAGAAGTTCATATCCTCCGCGCTGTGTAGGATCAGGCGCTCTCCGTCCACACGTGCTACGAAGTTTTTCAGTGCTAAAATCCCGTTGTACTCAAAGAGGTATTCCTGCAATTCGCCTGTGTCAGGCCTTACTTTATACTTAGGTGTTGGCATGGTTATTCGTTTTTTATGGGTGTTTTATCATTTTCATTAAGATATTCCTTGATGGAAGAAGCTATTTCCTCTACATCCCCGCGGTTAAGGATGATCTTGCCCATCACTTGTCCGGCTTTGTCCAAGCGTACCTTATCCTCGGCCTTCTCATAGATACTCTTTATCTCTATCAGGCAGAGTAAAAAGGCACCCCCAAGGGTCATAAAGGGAAAGAACCACAGCTGATTCCCGTAATATTGCTCAAAGTACCACACAGCACTCATCTGCATACTATCTACTATTGTGAGGGCGATTAGCACATTGTAGTACTGGGCGAGCTTCCCCACGGTACGCTTGTAGCCATACGAGGTGCGCATCTCTCCGTTGTTCTTGGCTTTGCGCAGGCCACTCCATAGGTCGGCCATAATCATTACTAAGACTAAGATGTAGATACCAAAGAGGATCCACAAGGTTACAAAGATTTTTTCCATTGAATCAATACCTTTTAATTTCTATCTAAGGCAAAAATAAAAAGCCCCTTCCATATAGGAAAGGACTTTTTTAAACCCTTAGTAATCACTATCTCTTGTTTCGCTCTCGCAGTGCTTCGTACTCCTTGATCGCTCGTCGGAGTTCCTTTCCTGCCTTAGCATCGGCTACGATATAGGCTTCTATACCTTCCCCCTGTAGTTTCTCCACGGTAGTGCTGAGCCTTGAGAGCACCTCGGTAAGTCCTGTAGGCACTCCTACAGAGGGAACGCTGTTCTCACTTGTAGGGGCTTCCTGCTTGGGATTCTTCACCTCGCCTCCTGCTTCATAGCCCTGGGGCGACTGTCCCAAGCGCTTGGCTTCGAGCCATTCCACCACTTGCGCCACTTCAGGGTCTTTCTTGAGCCACTGGGGTACCACATACTCCTCCCCGTGTACGATTCCGGCGACCTCCTGCCCGCTTTCGTCCTTAAATCCTAAGCCCTTGGTATATCCTCCCTTGGCATAGCTTGGCGCCTGCTGAGAGGCTACAATCCCCAATTGTACAGCCCCTAAAGCCCCTATAATTGCAGCAAAGACACTCCCCACGATAGGGCCTTGTTCGTAAGCTCTCATAATACCTACAGCCGTATTGGCTATAATATTCATCATATTCATTGCCTTTTGGGCTTTGAACTGCTTTACACTAAGTTCTTTCTTCTTGGCATCGGCTTCTTCGTCCAAGCGCTGTAGCTCCTTTTGGTATTGTGCTTGTGAGATATACCCTTGGTTGAGCTGGTTGAGTAGGGCTTTTTTCTTCTGTTCCTGATTCTTAGTAAAGGTAGCCATTTCCTTTTGGTTGAGCCCCTGTTGGAGTTGTGAGAACATGTTAAATGCATTATTCATCGCTCCTACAGCCATATCCACAGCCTTAAAGCGGTTGCTCATCTCATCAAGGTTGGAAAAGGTATCCTTCCAGTCCTTGGCCGAGAATCCCAATACATCCACCTTCTCCAGCTCCTTGTCTGCGGCATTCTTCTCTTTAGTGTCCTTGTTGTTCTTGATGTTGTCCAGCTTCTCTCTGATTTGGACTATCTTGTCCTCTATCTGGGTGATGTCCTCGACCAGTTTCTCCTTGGCTTCCCCTGTAAGGGTGGAGAGGTAGCTCATAAGGATCTGTTTCTGCTCCTCAAAGTTTTTTAGGCTTAGTGCCAACAGCTCTTTCTCGGCTTGTGCTCTTAGGGCTTTTTTAGCGTCCTCAAGTGTCTTAATCTGTGAGAGTTCCCCCGCTGATAGGTTTTCTCTCAGTTGCTTCTTGGCTTCCTCCAAGCTCTGTATCTCTATGATTTCCTCGGATTTCTGGCGGCGCAGCGCCTCTATCTCCTTGCTGCGTTCCTTGACCCTGCGCTCAGCTTCCTTGGCGTGGTATTTCTCCCTGACTTGTGCGAGTTCCTGCTCCTTCTGCTGCTCATAGGCTACCTCTATCTGCTTGTTGAGCTCCATGAGTTGGCGCTTCTCTGCGATGGCTTTCTCCCGATTAGGATCGTTGCTCTTTTCCGCCGCAAGGGTGCTGATTTCTTGTTCCAGAGTGGCGTTTTCTTGTTGTAGCTTGAACTTCTTCTCATTGTATTTCTGCTCCGTGGTGGCCAACTGCTTATCGAGGCTTTCCTCCAGCCCTTGGGCTATCTCCTTCTGTAGCTCCTGCTCTGCCTGTAAGCGGGCACGCTTGGCCGCCTCATACTCTTGGGTATAGTCTTTTGCCTTGGCTGCCTTGCCCTTGCCCTCTTTGTCTCCACTGCTTCCTACTATGGGTGTATCGGGGGTATCTGTGCTCGCTGTGGAGCCTTCTACTTTCTTGGCTTGCTCCTTCATAAGTTGGTCTGTGGCAGTTTTGAGTTCTTGCTCGGCATTCTTGATACGTTTGCTGCGATTTTCCAAGGAACTAACGATATTGTTCTGGGCAGCCACAGTCATATTCCCCATACTTCTGACGCTATTCCATGCTTTCTCGAACCAAGATATATTCTCCTCAAGGCTTGAATATTCCGCCTTGGCCAGCGCTTCGGCTTTCTGATCCACAATCGCTTTGAGGTACTTCTCTCTGGCGGCTGCTCTTAGGCTCTCCACATACCTATCCAAAGCCTTTTTAGCCTCCTCTGTTTGCGCCGTCTCTACTGTAAGGTTGCCGTTGTATTCAGGAACCAATCGGTTTAGCTCAGCCACAGCCCTACGGCGCTCCTCGTATGGCTTCTGTACGTCCTTGGCTACAGCCAATAACTGCTGTAAGTGGTTCACCTCCACCGCGGTTTGTACATTAGCTTCCTTTATCGCATCATTGTGTAACTTCTGTCCTGTAAGCGCCTGCTTCTGCTCTCTATTGAATAATACCATATATGTCACTACAGTCCCTATCGCTGCCGCAACCAATCCCCAAGGATTGGCTTTCGTAATAGCATTAAAGGCTTGCATGGATTCTCCTGCCTTTTTAAAGTTCAAGGAAAGAGCTTGTATAACTGCCGAAAATAGCAGTGCCGCCCCTTTTCCTGCTTGCATTAGTGCCGTCTTGACCTTCAGCGCTGCATTATATAGCAGCGACTGCTGCCATGCTTCTTTGGTTGCCATTGTGGCCAAGCTCACCGCTGTCTTATAGCTTACCACGGCAGCAATACAGACTCCTAAGGTCTTCAGCAAAAAGGCAATGCGCTCCCTGAATACCTTCACTCCATCGCCCGCCTTGCTCGTAACCCCAGTAAGCCAGCCCAGTGCTTGGATAATATAGGAGAAAAAACCTTGTATCCAAGTGCTGGTAAAGGTTTCCTTCCATACCTTCTTGATCTTCTCCCAGATGGCTGCCGTGTTGTTATTGACCTTGTTGAACTCCTCTTGTATGGAGGTACCTTCCTCCATCGCTTCCCCTGCCAAGCTCATCATCTCCCGAAAGCGATCCGCATTGGCGCCTGCTGCCCCTATGGCTTTCTGTACTTCCAGGGTGTTCAGCTTTAAGCCCTTGAGTACCTCCGCTGTGCCTTCTTTCCCTAAGTTATTCATACTTTGGGCAAATCGCAAGAAGAACTCCTCGGGCTTGGTCTCAAAGAGCGCTCTGGCTTCCTCGGCTGACATCCGCATTTGCTTGGCAAACGCTTCCACATTGGTACCCGCTACACTCATAAATCGCGAATACCCACTGGAGGCGATCTCTGCGTCGATTCCTGATTCTTCGAATGCCGCCCCTAAGCCCAAGGTCTGTGCGATCGTTGGCTTGAGTGAATTGGGTAATTGTCCTATACGGGTAGCAAAATCCGAGATATTCTCTTCGCTGGCCGTACCATTGGCGCCCAGCTCGTTCAGCGCCGAGCCTATGGCGTTCAGCGCTTCCCCATAGTTCTGATTTTTGGTTTCTTCGAATAGGTTCTTGAGCTTGCCTACCTTGGTGGTAACTGCCTCCAATCCTCCTTGGAAGGAATCCCCAAGGGCGACATAGATCTTGTCTATCTCCTCGGTAAATTCCCTGAGCTGCTCCTTGTCCGTAATCCCCAAGCGCCCTCCGATCTGGGCTATATCCAGCAGCTCCTTTTTCCCTGTACGGGTGTCCAGCTCGTCGAAGTCATTCCACAGCTCGCGTACCTTCTCAGCGGCAAGCCCTGAGGTTTTCTCTACCCCCGTCATCGCATCGGAGATTTCCAACAGCTCCCCCACCGAATCCTTAGCTGTGCCTGCAAGCGTCCCCAGAAAACTTGTAAGCAGGTTACCTGTAACTATCTGCTTTATCCCTAACCAAAATCCCTCACTCTTGCGCCCCGCTGCCTCAAGAGCGGAGCCTGCTCGCTCGGCACTCCCCGTCACCTGATCAAGCGCCGCTGTGGCTTGTTGAATCTCACTCTTTATACGCTCCAAATGTGCCTTAGCTTCCTTTAGCTCCGCTGCTTTATTGTTAAATTCTTCCGTGCCAGGCGTGAGTTTTTTTAGGTCTCTTTCCAGATCCTTTACCGCTTTGGAAATCCCCGTGAAACTGTCCGACACTTGCTTTCCATTGATCGTGATGACCAAATCCGTCGTTACTTTCTTTGCCATTTTTTACAGGTGTTAGTTATTAGTGGTCAGTTGTCAGTGATTAGTGGTTAGTTGTCAGCTGTCAGCCTCTGTCCACTGACTACTGACCACCGCAAAAATAAAGAGCCCTTTCCATTCAGGAAAGGACTCTTTCACTTGTCACTGGTCACTATAAAAGTTTTCGCCATAAGTACCTCGCGATAAGGAAGCATACGCCAAAGTATGTAAATACAATAATCATACCCAGCGCTGCATCGGTATACTGACTAAATAGGTATAGCCCAAAGGCAAACATTCCCGCAAAAATAAGCCAAAGTGCCCCTTTCCTTATTCGCTCCCGTTCCTGATCTCGCTGCTTGAGAGCGGCAAAGCCTGCCTCGTCCTGTATGGCTCGTATACGATCTGCCGAACGCTTGCCGATCACATCTGTATAGTAGGAATACGCCACTGTGGCCACAAGGATCAGCAGTGCACCCCACCAGCGCACCACGCCTGCTATCCACAGTACAGCACCCACCACAAGGCCTATGATCACCACAAGCCCTCCGATAAACATCCAGTACTTGATCTCCTCCTCAATTAGTTGTTTTTTACGCGCTTCTATGTCTGTTACTTTTGTTTCCATTGCTTTTAATTTTTTTGTTAATCATTAAGGGTCAGCTTCTCGGCTTCTTGCTTGATATAGGCCACCAAGTCCTGAAGGTTTTTCTCATTGAAGCTATGGCCATTCTCCGCAGGCACTTTTTTCATGTTGTAAGTGCTCTCAGTAACGCCCATTGCTTTAGCCACTACCTTTCCTTTCATGCCGAAGGTCTCCACAATCGCTAATACTTGCGCTCTTATCTGAGTATTTTCCATAACAATAATATTAGTAGAACAAATGATAACCAATGCCACCACTTAAGGGGTATTTCTACTTCAAACCTCGGTTGTTTTTTTTCTTTCATAACGTTTGCAAGTTTAAAAAATTAGTATTACTTTTGCCCTCAAATAAAAAAGAGAGAGAATTGGGGGAGGCGACCCCCAATCCAAGCCTAAAAAATCTTAATTGAAAATTTTCTGAAAGAAAATTCAATAACTATTTTAAAGGATTTGCATTTAAAGACTATTTTTAGATGCATCTCTTTTTTTTTAGTTTTCAAAGAACCTCGCTGTCTTCTCTCTCAGCATCCCCGACCTTCAAGGACATCACAAAGGTACGATATATTTTTGTATCGTGCAAGTATTTTTGTCATTTTTTTCGAGGAATTTGTGTTAAAGTTTTTCAGGCACTTTACTTCTCACTCTTCTTATACAGCTTCCACAAGAAGGCTTCTCCTTGTTCCTGCTCCACCAGTTCTATGGCAAAACCTATTTCTTTCATCAGCTCGTAGATATCGTGTTCGCTTACTGGGGTAGTGGGGATCACCCCCACTACCATAGCCAGCAGCTCAAGGGTACTCTTATAAGTACATACCCAGCTATCGGTGGTCGCTATAGGGCTGTAATACCTCCCTATCAGCTCCCGAATCTCTTCTGTGTAATCTTCCATACGCTTTCTTATTAACAGCCTAAATTGTTGTATTCCTCGTAGAATAACTCTATTTCCTCCTTGTGCCGCTGCACGATAAAGGTCAGCGAGAGCATGTGCAGAAACATATCTTTGATAAATGCTTCCTCTTCCTTGTCAAAAAAAGTTGAGTCCTCCAATAGCTTAGGGAACTGCAAGAGTTTTTCCTGAAAATCATCCTCGTGGTCTAACCTGCCATCTATCTCGGCGATCCAATAAGCGAGCTTTCTCCCGAGTACTTCATTCAGCGGGCGTGGTAGTATGTTTCCTTTCATAGCACACCTCCTTCCTTTACTTTAGCATAAGTGATAGCCCCATAGAGCGAGAGTACAGCTGTGGCAAAAGTTTTTCCCTTGCCCTCCTGATGGAGCGCACAGATACGCCATTCATCGGTAATCTTTCCGGTATAGCTGTTCTTCTTGGAACCAACCTTGATCACACATTCTCCGCGAGCTTCCTGAAGAATTTCTTGAAAATACTCCTTAGCTACCTCCTCGTAGAGGTCTTCCA